TTCATCGCCGGGCAGGAGAATCATGTCTTCCACCTGCAGCTCTTGAGCGCTTACGGCGTGTATGGAATAAAGAACATCCCGGACATAAAATTACAGTATCAGGGACACGTAAAAACAAAAACGGGAAACCTAATGATCTTTGGCTCAAACTTCGTGACGCCATGCGGAAACATTACAAATGCGAGACAGAGTTTTGCGCGGTTAAGAAAATGAAAGGACTTTCAGAAAAGGAAAAGGCTCCATTATTGGCCTACTTTCGGCCGGAAAAACCTACCGAATGGGATAAAAAACCGACTCTTTGGCTGGATAGTTTCAACATTGAAGACGTTATGACTCAATATGAACAAGCTGAGACGTCATTCAAGTTCATTGGTCCCGTACCAATTGATTTTGATACGGAACAAACCTTCGGATCCTGTATTGTGAATGAGTTGTGCAAATTAGATATTAATTCGCTAAATACAAAAGGTATCACCAAAATTGGCATTGTTTTTAATCTGGATAAGCATGACGAACCTGGATCACACTGGGTCTGCGCCTTTATTGATATTGACGGTAAATCTGCATATTACTTTGATTCTTACGGATACGAACCCGAAGACGAGATTGTAAAACTTCTAGAACGTTGTAAAAAGCAAGGATGTGATAATGTGTATTACAATGATATTCGTCACCAACGCAAAGGATCCGAATGCGGAATGTATTGTCTATACGTAATTATTTGTCTTCTACGTGGAAAACCTTTTTATACTATTTGTAAAAACATAGTGGATGATGATACAATGAACACATTCCGCGATATTTTGTATGCTGAAGAGAAACCTCGTAAGGAGGCTCTCGATGTTGCACTAAAGAAACTATGTATTTAAACTGTTTTTAAACATATCATACCTTGTCTGCTTTGATATGTTTTGACACTACGGTAATATAAAGAATGAATCATCTAACCCCATTAGAAGAAATGAGCGCACGTTCTAACGCCCCGACTTCCCAGTTTCTAAACGGGACCAACTATCAAAAAATCGTCGGGTTTCTCCGCCAGGAATACGCCAGGAAAACTGGCAGCCCTGCTATATCCAAACGTATGGATGAACGTCTGCAGAGAACGGTTCAGCATTATATGACGGAAGTCGCTCGTCTGCAACCGGGTAAAGCCCCAGCGGTGTTGAATCAAGAAGTTCTTCGAGAAACGACGGTTTCTATGGATACTTGGCTCAAACGTCAGGAATCGGCTGCGCCTCCCACAACGACGACGGTCGGAGCCTTTGCGCGACCCGATGAATACAATCGTCTCTTTGAGGATACAGGAACGCGCTACGAAAATATGATGGCAGATCGTATGCCTCCGACAGCGGCTGTTCCGGCGGTACCCGACTTTCGACAAACCAATGATATTCTGGAGTCAGACGAAGATCCAGTGCTTCTGATGCAACGGATGCAGAAGCAACGCGAGTCGCAATCACGCATGCTCGGATTGGCCGGTCCGCCACCCGTAGCGACACCACCTCGCCTAGAAATCAAAGAAGAGGTCGTGCCTTCGGCCACAAATCCTATTGCTCCGCAAGCTGATGCTCCGCCGGCACTGCTTGCTCCAAGACCCCAAGATTACATTATTCCCCAAGAATCTATTGTAAAATACCGTGAAACTGAATTAAACCTGTTTATTACAAGCGCGGATCGCGACTGGTTGCGAAATACGAGTGAGAATCGCTACAATTTCACGGTTAATTTTAATACAGGTTCAAAGAAAACCGGCTACGGATTTAATACTGCTATCCAAACCCGTCTGCGCAATATTCAGCGCATTGAGTTTGTCAAGGCAATTGTACCGATTGAGTCACTTACGCAGATTGTGCGCGTTGTGGGAACAAAATCGCAGGGACCACCTCTCATAACAAGCTATGATACAGGTCGTGTAGTCAATGTATTCTCACTGCCATTCGTTGGAGTACGTATCGATGAACTCGAGCCGAATGGCTACAGCACGAAACCAGAAGAAGATGCGACGTTTGCGATTGTCCAATATGATACGACATGGTCTTCGGATCTCTATGCTCCCAACACGATTAATCCCACGACAGCTATAAACAATGTATGCGCGAAATCGGGTTACACTGGACTTATACCCAAATTCTTAAAAGCGCAACGTGTCTATACGCCTACGCCACTCGCGACTCTACAGAAGCTCTCCATATCGATGCAGCAACATACTGGTAATCTGCTATCCAACGATTCCGATGTCTGGTCTGTTGCCAATATATGTCTAAATGACTGCGTATCTCCTGCAATCGGCAATCCTTCTAGCGGATGCAGTTCATACGAAAACGTCGATATTTCAAACGCCTACATTTATGTACGAACCGCGAACTATTTCCCATTTAGTGCGATTTCCGAGGGTGATAATATTCAATTTCAAGCCTATGCACCACTGACACAATCCGCAGCGGCTACCGATTTTGCCAATTTTATAAATCGCGCTGCAGGCCATTATGTTGTGGCCACTGCGCATATAGATGCGTGCGGGGAAATTTTGGATGGGCGTAACAATGCCGGCTATTGTAATGTCATCGTAATACGTAGCCGTTTTGATGATCCCTCGACAGGTTCTGTAGGACGTGATACTGTGCGCTTCGGTGGTAGCCAAGCTGCCGAAGATACCTTCACAAACCTATTATGCAGTGAAGCCGCACAAGCGGGCGCTGCACTCATTAATCTGAGCAGACAGACGCATCTCGTGCTTCGTGTAGTTACGCGTGATATGGACTCCGGCGCGAATATTCGTCCGGATAATGTATAAGCGAGAAACTCTTTATTTCCAACAATCGCTCTTTGCGACTGTTTGAAAAATAAACCCAGAATTTAGAGGATATGAAAGTTCCAATCGTGATTCTTGCACTTTTGGTGCTGGTAGCGATCATAGGCTTTATAGTACCTATGTCCCTTCGCACAGACACATCAAAGGAACCTTTCGCGCCACGTGCCGACTATATACAAACGGGACAGCAACGATATAACCAATTTGCAGATAATATCGATGTTACGCGACCAAATTTCGCAGTGGCGGAATCGGCTTCCGATATTGCCGCGGCCACCCGATCGTTATACGATATAATGAACACTGCCGATATTGTACCGAAGCTGAATGGTTCTACTTTTACGGAAGTTAGCCGCGACGTTGTTACAGCAAAAGTGCCGAAAACCACGCAAATCATGCGCGACCTAAAGCACTGCGAGTCGCTTACTGGACGCACATGTGAAGCGCTCGGATCTTCCGAGAACGCCAAATGTGGTGTTTGCCTCAAAGGTGGGACAACCTATGATGGAAAGAATCCCGGACAACATACGGGTGGATTATTCATAATGCCTGAAGATAAGCAATATCAAATTAAACTCGGTCAAGATACTGGAAAACCAACAACATATAAACCGACTGTGGGTACGTGTCCCGAAGGTTACTTTTTTGCAGATATCGACTCTTGCAAGAAGGCACGCAATCGTCTGGATTGTAAGGAATCGGGTGAAACGGGTGGTTTCACCGGAAAAACGGTAGATGGCCGTTCAGTAGCAAATCAGATCTGTGCGCAGGCCTTTGTTGGCGACAATGTGTTTCTCTATGATCCCAAGGATCGCACCTTCAATCTCAATTTGCGCGTTCTTACGCCGCAGGGTAGCGGTCAAGCTCGCGTCTATGTATATGACACAAACAACCAGCAACTTGGCTATGGAGTAAGTAATACAGCAGGACGTGAATTCCTCGTACCCATCAATGGTGTGCGTGAATTACAGTCTTTGCGTGTTATTGTCGCTCTTGAAGTACCTCATCGCAGACCCGACGGTAAGAAAGAGGTGTTCAATTATTCAGTCAATGAAGGCGGAACCAACAATCCTGGATACAATCAATCGCGTGAATCATCAATTGAAATTTGTAAGCGTATCGGTGCGCGTAGTGCTACAGAAGTCGAATTGTTGGCATCCGCGAACAATGGCGCGCAGCTTTGTGGAGCCGCCCACACACGCGACAGTTCTATTGCTATGTGGCCTATGCAATCGTCGCTTCCAGGCTGCGGCAACCGGGGTTTGGCGAAATGGGATGTTCCCTACGGCACTTCGTGGTGCTATGGTGTAAAACCACCGAATTCGACGAACCAAACGCTCTTTTTCACAAAGGTCGCGCCGTTTTTTAATACGTTAGGTGGTATTGGTGAATCGCCTTCACAGGCCAGCAGAGCCAACATATGGTCGCAACACGGTGATACATACCAAGCACCGTTTGCCCGCGGTGTATTAATGCAATGGGAAATGCCAATTCGTGGAAAATCGCCACGCACCGCCGGATTCGGATCTTCGATCATTGCTGTAAATCAGGTGCCTTCGGATCCCGATACAGGAAATAACCGTGTCTTGCGACAACTCGGAACATACAAGGGAAGTAAGATTATTGCGGCTCCCAAGCCCGATTCCGGTTCCAGTATGATTACGAATCAGTTCTGGTTATGGAGTAATTTAGCAAGCGATCAATATGTGCGCTTTGATGTTAAGGTTCCTGGTGTCTTCTTGGACCCGTTCTATCCTGAAGATAAAGGCAAGGCGCCATCGGGTGTATTGATAACATCTCCTGATACGGCGGCCTTACTCCGCACCAGTCCTTGCTTAGTTGATGGACAAGTTCCTGGCGCCTACTCAATAGCATGTCTCACCAATCTGTTTGTTAGCAGCGGTGGCGATCCTACCACTGGGAAACTCGCGACAACCGGTGGAGGCTTGTCGCAGCTCAACTCGAAGGGAGATATGGATGATATTTCTAGCTATCTCGATAATTTATACAATCTCGCAACCAAGGGACGCGATAACAATGGAAATAAAGGTAACATGGCTAGCATCAACAATGCGGCGCAAGCGCTCTTTGGGTTCGATTTAATGACACCGTGTGAGAATATCGCCGAAGATGCAAAGGGCAATATTCTGTTGGTTCCAAAATCCGGCGGTCTGGATTCCGAATGCCTAGATTATTTATGGATGAACACCGGTACAGATCGTAGCCGCGGAAATGAAATAAAACGTAAAAGTACAATTTATAATACTTATGTGTCGATTGGCGATCGGTTCAGCGGTCTGCTCAGCAGCGAAGGAGCGCCTGCGACCCGAAAGGAGTATCCGTTCCAAACCTGCCAACGCGCAGGTTCGTACGCGCCAGTTCGTGCGAACGGCACGCCCAATTC